GGGTGCATCCGTGGCTGATCAGCAGCATCTCAACCCCGGCGAGATCAAGATCGTCAACGGCGTCGAGTACTGGATCGAGCCCGACGGCTACCAAGTCGAAATGCGGTTCGTCCGGAAGTATCCCGCGCTCTTCGGCCCGCTCGCAATCGATCCCGACCACGGGCAGGGCGATGTTGAATGCGACGATGCGATCTCAAAAATCATGAACAAACTGACCGGCATCGGCGGCACGTATTCGACCTGGGCGGAACGGCACTGCTCAATCGAGGCCGCCAGCATCGGATACAACGATGTCGAGACCTCGGCGGACGTGCCTCCCTGCCCGAAGTTCTGGCTGTCTGAAAACCAGTACTGGGTCGGACATCTCGCCATCGGCCGCGAAGCCAAGAAGCAGGAGCTCCTGAAGACGGCAAGCAGCACCTTCACCGGCCTGCTCCAGAACAAGCGCGTCGCCGCCCTGATCACCGCAGCGCTCGCTTCTGGATCGGTTATTATTCCCCCGCTCGCGCAGCAGCTCCTGAAACTCGCAGGTATCGCCTGATGAACACCCAGGGCCGCGTTCCATTCGGAAAGCATGTCGCTCCCGCTCGCACCGGGCCGGCCCCATTCCCCCGTGTTACAGGTCTCATAGCACGTCACCTTCCTGTAGCCGGGGGTATTGCACAATCCCTTAAGAATTCGCTTGCCGAGAGGGTCAGCCGGCTCACTGTCGTCCGGCCGGCAAGCGTTACCCGTCCGGCCGGGCATCGCAGGAATAAAACAAACATCCGCGTTTGTATGGCATTTCCTTCCTTTCCCTTCGTTCAACAAGGTCATCTCTCTCACCTGAGATAAATTGCCCGCACAGGCAAAACCGCACACAGCAATATCAACTCCAGCCGGCCAGGACGGGGCCGTAAAAGGCGACAGATAACGTAGGAAAACATAGCCGCAGAAGCACATCCGGCAGTGCACCCGGCCTGTAACCGGGCGGAAGCAGGTTCGAATCCCGCCTGCGGCTCTCCATGACACTCAAAACAGAATTAGGGAAGACCGGTGCCGGTATCGCGCTGGTACTCCTCCTCCTCTCCTGCCTGCTGCTCGTAGGGGCGGCAAGCGCACAGGACTCAGTCTATACGCAAGTTTTCTTTACGTCCGGAACCTCGGACGGATACCTTGGAAATACAACAACTGCAGGAGCGACATTCCCGGGATTATATGCAGGAGTTAACCGGGAATTTAACACGACCACCACGGCAGATATCCGGCTCCGGTCATACGGAAGCACCCCGGATCGATTTGATATTTTGGCAGAGGGATTGTACACCTATTTTGATTCGTCAGCACTCCCAGATAATGCCGATATCAAATGTGCTACCTTCTCCATCGCAACAAACGGCAATTACGGAAATGCTCTCGGTGATGTAGGGTATGGGATTGTTGGGGTTCCATCCCCTATGACACCCGGGGTTGTCAGCGCCGGCGACTACTCTAATACGTCAAGTGACCGATACGCCCCCGATGTCTTGCACAGCAATGTATCGGGTGTTGGGAGCAGGACGTACTGGGCACTCAACTCTATTGGGATTGAGAATGTCTCAAAAACTGGGTGGACGAACATCGCCTTGCAATTGTCGTGGGTAATTGACCGTGCTTTTACCGGGACGTGGAAACCTCTTGCGAACGTGACCGGAATCCAGATCCGAACATCTGAATATGGTAGTAGTCTCCCTAATCTGACGGTTCAGTACACGATCCCCGGCCAACCGGGCGTAATGGGAAAATTGAACAACTCGGTCACGAACCTCACAATATCGACGTATGACGGCAGCGGTCAAGCGGTCCACCCGTCAGTAATCGATAACGGATCGATCCCGTGGAACGGGTACCGGTACCTCATGGTGATGACGCCCTACGCCCTCGCAAATCCGGCCTTGGAGAACCCATCAATGCGGTATTCAAACTCCCCAACCGGACCGTGGGAAATGATCGCGGGACAGCTGGATCCGATTATTCCTGCGCCGGCGGTAGGGTTCAATTCAGACCCGAACATCGCCGTTGTCGGCGACAAATTATACCTGTTCACTCGTTATGCGGATGCAACCACCCCGACACAACTCTGGTACAACCGGACCAACACCACCGACGGCGTAACGTGGGGAAAAGAGCAAACCCTGACGTTTCCGTGGTTCGTCCGGTCGGCAAGTTTCATCTATAACGGGACCGGATGGGAATGCCTTGCACACAACGTCACGTTCGACAACTTGCAATACTTCTACTCTGACGAAACCGGGCTGAACTTCTACTATTACGGTGGTGCCCTTACCGGCCTGCCAACATCGCAGTGGCATTCGGAAGCCAAAAAGAACGAGGGGCAATTCCAGTTACTACTCGAAAATTATCAGCAGAATAATCTGTCGTATTGGTACAGCCAGAATGGTCGGGCATGGTTCCCGTCAACTGCCAACCCGGTACTCGTCGGAAACAATACGGCTGGCGCATGGGATCCGAAACTGTACAAACCATCTTTCACCGAGAGCAACAATACGTGGAGGGTCTGGTACGGCGCGTACAACGCCTCGAATTTCTATTACATCGGCTACGCGGAGTATCCATCGGAACCGCTCCTCGCGCAGTTCACCCCGGCCGGCATCTGGACCGGCTGGGCACCCGCCTGCGTAGCGTTCACCGACACGAGCACCGGCAGCCCGACCGCGTGGAACTGGTTCTTTGGTGACGGCACGACCAGCACCGCGCAGAACCCCGGGCTGCACTGCTATTACCTGCCGGGCGTGTATCCGGTGGTCCTGAATGCCAGCGTTGGGGGATCGACGTTCAGCCAGAACCTGTCATGGGGCGTAGTGTTGTGACGGATGCTGCCGTTGTCACCCCGACGCTGTGCGGCCGGACGCCCAACGACGCGGACTGCATGATGTGCCCGGACCTCATCGAGTGCGGGGAGATGCAGGAAGAGGCGGCATACCTGCGCGGGCTGGTGGACCGGCCGGAGATGGGGATGCTGAAAGTAGGGGACTGGATCTGAAAATGGCCGGTCGGAAGTGCAAGATCTGTGAGCATAAAGATCGAAATAAGATCGATTTGGATATCGCCAGTAAAAACGGCTCATTACGTGCCATTTCGGATCGGTATTCCGTACCAATCGGCTCACTCAAAAGGCACAAAGAATCTGGCCATGTAATCAGGAAGATCGCTCGGGCTGCCGAAGCCAAAGAAGTAACGGCTGCCAGCGATCTCCTGCTTCAGGTGCAGGATCTCTCCAAACGTGCCCTATCAATTCTATCGCAGGCAGAAGGCACCGGGGATCTTCGTACTGCCTGTAGTGCCATCAGGGAAGTAAGGAGCACCATCGAACTTCTGCTTAAAGTAAGCGGAGAACTGAAAGGCGACCAGACTAACGTCAACGTTGCTGTAATCACTCATGAATACCGGCTCGTGAAAGGAGTTGATGCCCCTGTCAGAGAATGAGATCCCCGCAATAATCGAAAAGTTTTGGCTGTTCTTCGATGAGAACGCCGATAAGGAAGAGCTAATCCTTTACGGTGGTTCAGGAGGCGCAAAGAGCCATACTACCTGTCAGCGGCTTGTCAGGGACTTCTTCACGATCCCAGACCTGCATTTCATGATCACAAGGAAAACCGGGCCATCTCTCAAGGCAACCACATGGAGGATGATCCGACAGATCCTGTCAGACTTCCATTATCAAGAAGGGCGGGACTATCACCTGAACCGGACGGATAAGGAGATTGAAGCCCCGAACGGCAATATCATGCGGTTCACCCCGATTGATGACCCGCAGAAGATCAAGAGCGCATCGTATAATGTGGTCTATGTCGAGGAGATTACCGAGTTTACCGAAGAGGATATTTTCTTCGTAAAGAATACCATCCGACGCCCGAATCATGGGGATTACCGGAACAAACTGATTATGACGTTCAACCCGATCGATATCAATCATTGGGTCTGGCAGAAGCACGTCATTAAAATGAATCCGGTTAAGGCGGCGATTATCCACTCCACCCATCGGGATAACCCGTTCCTCCCGCAGGCATACCGTGATCAGCTGGAAGCCCTGGCAGAGCAGGATGAGAACTTTTACCGTATCTACACTCTTGGGGAACCCGGTGTTCTTGAGCATACCATTTACCGGAATTATACAACCGCGCCGTTCCCTGCTCACAAGGCCGAGGATCTGTTTTACGGACTGGATTTTGGGTACAACAATCCTTCTGCCCTCGTGGAATGTTATGAGAAAGACGATCTTCCCTACGTGCGGGAACTGATATACGAATCCCGACTTACCAACAGCCAGCTTATCGATCGGATGAACGCTCTAAACCTGGACCGGGACTGCCCGTTTTATTGCGATTCTGCCGAACCCGCACGCATCGAAGAGTTGCGGCAGGCAGGGTATAACGCCATCCCTGCGGACAAGAACGTGAAAGATGGGATCGATTACGTCAAGCGCCGCCGGCTTTACATCGATCCTGCCAGCATCAACACCCTGAATGAAATCCCGGCCTATTCCTATCGCAAGAAAGGCGAGCAGATTCTTGACGAGCCGGTGAAGTTCCGGGATCACGCGATGGACAGCACACGGTACGCTCTTTACACGCACAGCAAGAACCGACCCGGTGATTACATCCTCCTCAGTGGAGGATTCAATTCGCCGCAACAGGAGGAAAAGTTATCATGACTGCAGAATATTTGCAAAAGATTGGGTTCAATGATATTCCGAAAAACAGCATTGAAATTAAGATCTCGCTGAAAGAATCACGAGATTTTAAGACGAGATTGTGGGTTATGAAACAGATCACCTACGGATATTTCTGGGTGATGGGATGGATCTCAAAAGGAGTGATTACCGGAGTGCTTGAAATATGAACCGAAAAGAACGACGAAAACAGGCACAGATTGGCAACGTATCGCAACCCGGCACAGCAACGGTAACGGTGAAAAAACAGGGTGCAGAGGGTGCGGACGTCTTCACCAGCGGGGGCAACAGGTGGGCCGCACCATCGATCACGACAAAACTCATTGAGCAGTACGCGGATAATGCCCTGCTCGCCGAACCGCTGAAAAACTGCAAGGATCTGATCTTCACCACTTACGAGGATCACCCGGCCCCGTGGGTCACCATCAAGGATCCCGAAGGCAATATTGACGATGACCTCAGTAAGCAGGGCCAGCAGATCGCCAAGGTCTGCGATTTCTACCCGGCGCATATTCGGGCGTGGATGGACCAGGAACTCGGGGGGTGCTCGGTCTGGTCGCCCGGGTGGGGCACTATCGAAGGCGTGGCTGGAGTCTGCCCGGTCGAACTTCGGAACCTGCCTTGGAACAGTTTCCGGGATCTCCCCTCGGGGTTCGTCGATATCTACAACGATATCATGCCTGGGATCGTCGTTGACCCCACGACCGGAGTCATCAGGGCATTCCAGAAGAAAGACGACCGGAGCACTCCGGTTGAGATCCAGAACTTCCTAGTCGTGCGGGATCCAACCAGCCCGAAACCGTCAGGGAAACCCGGATGCCTGCCGGTGATCCAGCTCATCACCAAGTACAATCACGGCGATCATGCGATGGACCAGAAGATGAACCGGGTCGGTGCCCCGATCGCCATCCCTCTCGCTGATATCACCAAGGCAAATAAGGAGTTCTGGGAAGGATTCACGAAGAAATGGGGAAAGGATCAGGTTTTCGTCCTCCCGAAGGGAACCGAGTTCGCCGATCTCAAACTGCTCGAAAACACCACGGCAGAGGACCGGCTGGCATCCCTCAAGCGGCGGATTGACGGATTTTACAACCCCTCGACGTTCCTGCAGAAAGAGGGCAACAGTATCGGAGGCTCCGATTCCGGATCGGCGGACATGATCAAGAACATGATCGAGGCCACCCTTTCCCGGGAAGAGCAGGGTCTCGGTGAGAAACTCTTGCAGATGTGGCTCGATGCTAACGGCTTTGCCGGATATTCGGCTGAATGCCGGTTCCCGCGCCCGCAGACCCGGAACGACGCCCAGACCCTTGCGGAGCTCGCGGAGGCCAATAAGAACGGCCAGATCTCTCGCATGGAAGCCCGTGAGAAGTACCCGAACCTTGACCTTCCGGAACTCACACCGGAAGAAGAGGCGAAGATGGACGCTGAGTATGAGAAGCGGAAGCCCACGCAGACCAATCCCTTCGGAGGGGGATTCGGATCGATGGGTGCCGGCTCGCAGCAGGGGCAGGAACCGGGCCTGCCAGTAGGCAATATTCAGCAGATGCCGTTATCGCAGGCCGAGCGGGAACTACTGGTAGCCACCCGGCAGTGTGCGGAGGATGTGAAAAGGATCGTGCGGGATAATGTAATGTTAAAAGGGGATTGAGAAATGATCCTACCAATTATCGGGGGGCAATAATGGGCACTCGGGAAGAAGAACATGCACTGGACATGATTAATGTCCCTGGATATTTCCACTCAAAAACAGAGGCTAGAAGTTTTCTCACCCAGATGCAAGAAAAACACCGCGATTGGCCCGAACATTTCTGTCATGAGATTATTCTGAAGGATTTATAATGGCACCACCACCTGACACCATCGATCAAGCCTACGAGGTGATGAAAGCCGGCTTTATTGACACCCTCACCGCCAACGCAGCCGACGCCCTGATCGCCGGGGAAGTCGCCGCATCCAAGCGCATGGGGATCGGCATCAGCTGGAACCTCATCAACTCCCGGGCCATCTCCGCCACGCTGGATTACCGGCAGACCCTTGAACGATTCGGAGGCTCCGATGTCACTATCATTGAGAACGGCGTGGCAAAGCGGGTATTCAAACCGTGGCTTGATGACGCGATCCGGGCTGACAAAGAACAGATCGGAGCAATCATCGAAACGGGGATCCGGGAAGGGCAGGCTCCCAAGCAGATCGAAAAGGCGCTCGATGACGTGTTCGCCATGCGAGAACACGACGCAGCCCTGACCGCATACCAGGAGACCAAGGCGCTCTTTAACAAGGGCACGATGGCCCGGTATGCTCACGAGAACGTGCAGCGCGGGACTTGGAGACACATGGACCCGCAACCCAATCCCCGCGAAGAGCACCAGGCGCTTGACGGGCAGGTATTCGATCTCGATGATCCGATCTGGTACGAACTGGATCTACCAAATTGTCATTGCCGGTGCGAGCCGGTGATAATCACAGGAGGTTTATAATGGCATTCCAAATCCCCCTCGATCACAAAGAGAAATGGTATATCGCACAGTTCCCGGAACTCTCACACGGTGACGCGGCTCGGTCCCTGAACCGGCTGTTCAAACGGATCAACAATGGCACCCGCTCACGTATTGGGGTTTATTTATTCCGGCAGACTGCCGAGTACCGCGACCTTCGAGCAAAAGTAGAAGAAAAAGAACGTAATAAAACCGTTAAATCGGGGAAAACAATTGCATAATTCCTTATTTGGCGTTTTAGCGGTTATATATAAGATTTTGTCATCTCAATATAATCATGCCTTACGCCTCGGTAGAACAGCTACCCGCATCTATACGGGACGCTCTACCGGCTCACGGACAGGACATCTTTTTATCGGCATTTAATTCCGCGTTTGCGCAGTATGACGGCGATGAAGAGAAAGTCAATGCAGTTGCATGGGCCGCCGTCAAACGAATCTACGAGAAGAATGAAGAGGGAAAATGGGTCCGTAAGGCTGAGATAAACAATCTCTCTTCATTTGATAACCTCGCGGATTTCACCGGAACGTACGATATCACGCTCCAGACGCTCGAAACCCGACACCCACACCCGGATTATCCAGACGGCCTCGAATATTCCATTGAGAATTTCAGCGGGACCGAGCCAGCATGGGAATCCCGGAATCTTGTGGTATTTGTCCCGCCCGGTAAAAAGGTACAGCATCTAGATCATACCGCGTTCACCAATGATCCTAATGGTGAGGTTGCCCGGCTTGGCTATCGTATCGCTGGTAGGCTGAACAACACCCGGACTATATCCGATAGCTCGGGTAAGCCCCGGATGGAGTCCCGCATTGTGCTGGACGATGCCGAGGCACAGAAGTTTGCGGACAAGCGCCAGCTCGGATTATCCGATGCGTTTGACGCGATGATCACACCCGACGGGAAACTGTCGGGGAAGGTTGTACCAAATCACGTTCTCCTTTTCCTGAAATGCGCCGGAAAGTCCGACGGTTTCTGCGGTATTCCGAACGATAGTGGTGCAGCCTTCAACAATTTATTGGAGTTAAAACATATGGCAGACGACGAAACAAAGGGCATACTCCTGTCCATCAAGGACATGGTAACCCCGAAAGAAAACCCGCTGCAAAAGACCGTGGATAATCTCACGGCAGAATCCGCAGCAAAGGATGTACAGATCGCTACTCTCAAGGTAGAGAATGAATCTCTGAAGGCCGCAAAGACTGCCCTTGACAATCTCATGGCAGAGCAGGAAACCCAGACCAGGAACGCACGGTGGGCGCAGGTCAAGAACCTGTACAAACCCGGGATGTTCCACAAGCCCGAGGATGAGAAGGCTCTCCGCGAAGGATTCGAGAAGGATCCCGCAGGGTTCATGATGGCGAACGTCGGCAACCTTGCGACCGCGAAACCCACCCCGGCACAGGGAGCATCCGCAGTCGGCAATCTTGGGGAACCCGATGCCCCGGTCGATGTCGGAAAAGAACGTGGGAAACTTAACCCGCTGACCGGGAGGTTCGAGTAATCATGGCAGCCGACAAGTTATTCCGGAAACCCTCGATCGATGTGATCCAGGGCGATCATCTCGGCCCGATGTTCGCGAAGGTTGCTGCAGCGGCGACCGTCACGTACCTGAAGCCGGGCAAGCTCGTTTCCATGCTCACCAACGATGGCGAGATCGATATCGCCGGTACTCCCGATGCTTCCTTCAATGTCGGGATCATCGGATACGAAGGAACCCCGCTGGCATTCAAGCCGGCAACACGTGATACCGTTTATGCAGCCGGTGATCATGTGGCAATTCACAACACGCCTGGTATGCGGTTCCGAGGATTCCTAATGAATTCCGATGCCGTGGCCCCCGGGGATCGCCTCGTGCATCTCGTGACCGACTCGTCAGGAAACTTCTCGAAGATGCCTACGACCGGAACGACTCCAGACAGCGGATATATCGAGCTCGCCATGGCTCTTGAAACGGCTGCAGCGAGTACTGGAACAAGTCCAGTGGAGTGCTGGATGCAGTGGCTGTGAGGTGACAGAAAATGACAAACGAACTCTATACCCTGACCCGCCAGTATGACCGTGCAATCGTTCCGGTCCTCCGCGAAACCCCGAGCGGCATGTCGCTCCTGCCCCTGAACACCGATTATCGCGGCCTTGGCAAGTCCGCCGTCCGAATCGCAGGCTACGCCAGCCGAGGTAGTGCCCGGATCGGCTTCGAGATTCTCCAGACTGCCGGCGATGGCGTCGACATCACCGGATTCGACACCAAGATCGCTGTCATCCAGGATGACGCCACCATCAAGCGCACTGACTGGGAAGCATTCACCGAGAATGGCATCCCGATCAGCAACGATCTCGCCATGGAGATGACGGGAAACATCCAGAACCTGATCGACAAGCTCATCTACCAGGGATGGGCACAGAACGCCACCACCTATGACATCAAGGGCCTCTACCAGGTCGCAGGGACCGCCACCACCGGCGCCGACTTCGGCACCTTCGGCAACGCCCTCAAGAGCGTGAACCAGGCAATCGCTGATCTCGAAGATGCCGGCGTCTACTCCCCGGGCCACATCCTCGCCCTGAATAAGACGCAGTATGCCCAGCTGGCCAGCTCCATCTCGTCCGGCGTGGTCGAAATGACCGAAGTCCTCAAGGCACTCGGTACCGGCGGCAGGATCGTCAAGAACAGCAATGTCACCGTTGACTATGCTCTCTGCTTCCCGGCACCGCTCGATGTGAACCGGAAGTACTTCGATATCGTCGAAACTGTCCCGCCCATGCACACCGCATGGTTCAAGGATGGCAACGAGCAGAGCGGCGATGTCTGCGTCCGGCAGATCACCCGGCTCGGCGTCCGGTTCAAGCACCAGAGCTCGTCCGGGACCGGTACCGATATCGCGGTCTCCAAGATCTCCGGCGTATGAAGGGGGTCACCATGACCCAACTTATTTGTCTGGTTCAGCGGCTCTATCTTGGCGATGAAAAGCGGACGCTCATCAAAGAGAACGAAACATTTGAAGCCGATGAGAAGGCCGCAGAGATGTACATCAAGGGTGGAATTGCGAAGATCGCAACTATTGCCGCCCCGATACCACCCGCCGCTCCAGAGCCGGCCGCACAGCCTGAACCCGAACCCATCCAGGAGGAATCCCCCGATGGCACCGTGTCGCCCGAAGCCGAAAAAGCGAAGAAGAAAAAGGGACGGTGAGTGAGGTATGGGTCGCACCATGCACGATCTCGTAGCAACGCGGGCCGGCACTCTCCCGGCCGCAAATACCGATCTGCTCGCTTCCGATATCGGGCCGGCGTTCGGCGAGCACGCGAACCTCTTGGTTGAGTTCGTCCCAACCGTTGAGGGTGTTCTCACGGCATACTGGTCAAAGACCGGTGAGGCCGATGTTTCTGGCAATCTCTTCGGAATCTCCACTATCGGAGCAAACAACGCGGTTGTCCGGCAGATCTGTCTCCTCGAAGGCGAAGCGGTCAACTTCCAGTTCTCGGGCACCGGTGGTTCCTATCGTCTGGTCGTGAGGGAAGTTCCATGAGTGCCTTGCAGGGGTCCCGGGTCATTCCCGGATCCTGCAGTACCATTGAGGTGGTAGAGGACCGCAGGCTCGGGGCGGCACATGCAGGAGCACCGGTGACCAATGCGTCCAGGGTAGGATTCCTGCATAACTGCTACAACACGGCGCTCGGGAAGTTTTTCCAGAACACGATTAAGACCGGGATCATGTCGGTACTCCGGCGTCTCCACGATAAAGAGATCCCGCGATACGACAAAACCCCGTACGTCTATGACGATCCCCGACTCGCCAACCTCGATCGCGTCATCAAGAACGGGTTCAAAAATCACCTGAACGACAACGACGCGGAACGGAAGCAGGAGATCGGCGGAATGGCAGCTGATGTTGTGCTGTTCCTGATGAAGGAGGATGTATTCTATCGGATGGTGATCTTCAAGTCAATCCAGGATATCGTCAAGGATGCCCTGAAAAACCCGGACCTTTTTGCACTCACTGACATGGAGCAGTACATGTACGACAAATTCAACGGCATGGGCAATGTCTCTTACCGGGGCCCGGAGATGAAATCCTATCCATCGTTCGAGGCATGGAAGTCCGATCCGTCAGTTGTCGATCGGTGGAAAGCAATCCACCGCCCGCAGGAGAAAACCTCATGACCTCGTACGATTCGTCCGGGAATGTCAAGACGGAAGTCGAGGATATCTCGACGTTCACCATCAGTGCCACCGGCACAATCACCGATGCGACATTCCTCCGGTTCCTGACGAAAGCCGATGAGCAGGTCGCACTTGACAACCCGGGATTCAGCCAGGCGCAAGCCAATGAAGCATGTGCCCTGCTTATCTGTCACCAGATCGCCCGCCGGTTGGGGAAGAGTGGTAAGACAACAGAAACCCTCGGTCGCGGATCGTATGTAATGGCGACAAAATGGCAAAACTCGGAATTTTTGACCACTTGGATGGATGAATATAATGCCTTGGTCGCCCGGGTTGGCGGTGGTGTCGGACAGCTTGATTCCAACGGCATCACCCGCGATGATACCGTAATGGTTGGCCTCGCACTTGACCAGAGTCCCGCTTACGATCTTGACAATGAATCGAGGACGGAATGAACGCAGACGAACCGCAGACAGACCGCGAATGGCTCATGAGAATCGACAGCAAAGTTGACCAGCTCCTGATCTGTCAGCAGGACCACGAAACCCGGATCAGAAATGTCGAGGGTAGACAACTTCGATGGATTGGCCGTGACGGCATAATTGTGGCGAGCATTTCGAGCATAATCGCCTGTGCCGGTATTGCCGTCTCATACTGGAGGTAGTGATGGGTGAGTTTGACAGCCTTATGAATCAATCAGTGGCTATCGAGGGCTTCAATTCCTATGCCGCAGATGGCAGCATGGACCCCTCCTACAACGCTTCCGTTTCATATCCGGCAAAGATCGACCTCCGGATCAAAAAGGTTGTCTCGCTCAAAGGTCAGGATGCGGTCAGCACATGCCTGATCGTCATCCCCGCGTCGGTATCTCTGGATCTTCTCGGACGGGACCGCATCACTCTCCCGGCAAGCATGGGGAGCCGGCAGCCGGTCATACTGGCGATTGAAAATGCAATCGACAACGAGACCGGAATAAATGATCACTGGGAGGTGAGTTGCTGATGGCATCTGTCATCTATGATCCTAAGATTATTGACATCACCGGAGTCCCGGAAGTTCAAGCGGCCCTTGAAAAATACATCCGGGAGCTCCCCGGGGTTGTTCAGGACGAACTCGAACTCTTCGGTGAGAAGATCCTGCAAGAATCTCTCAAAGAGGTTCCCTGGGATACCACTGCGCTCATGCAGACCGGCACGGTCGAATCTGAAAAGGAATCGACTGTTATCCTCAGAGGATTCAATCTCGGGAACGATCAGAGGGGCGTGATCATCGGGTACAACAAGGTGTACGCTCACCGGCAGCACGAAGATATGACCCTCCATCACCCGAAGCCGGGCACCAAGGCGAAATACCTGGAAGATCCCGCGAACCGGATCGCTCCGGAGATCGCGCCCGGCATCGTCACCGCCATCAACGGCTACTTTACGCAGGGCATTCCGAGCATGACCGGCATGATGAAGAGCTCTCGGGCCTCGCTCGGGAACCTCGGGGGGCGGTTCGTATGACCGTTCCCGAGGCAACCATCGCGGCATACCTGGCATCCGGGGGATTCGGAACGCTCGGGTCTGACATCTTCTACAACCAGAAGCCGGCCACCCCGGATGCCCTGATCTGTGTCTTCGGGTATGCTGGGCAGGCCCCGGAACGCACGCACGATGACAGCGGAAACTCTCGCCCGGGCATCCAGGTATGGGTACGGGGGACGGCCGGTACCGCAGCAACAACGCGAACGAAGATCGAGAACATTTTCAATTACCTGGATGGCGTCAGCAACACGACGATATCCAGCACGTTTTTCCTGTCGATCCGGGCAAACCAATCCCCGGAACCGATGGGAACTGACGAAAATGGCCGGCCGGAATTTGCCGTGAATTTTAGTACAATTATCAGGAGGTAAGAACTATGGCAGAACTTGGAAAGGGTGCAACCCTTAAGGACAGCAGCGATTACGCGATCGCCCGCATCAAAACGATCGGGGCGTTCGGCGTAACAAAGGCGGATATCGAGACCACAACCCACGATGTATCGGGGAACTTCCGATCATACATGGCGGGGCTCGGAGATGGTGGAGAGATCCCGGTTACCTGCGACCTGTTGACAAGCGACAGCAGCGGGCAGATTGCCGCCATCGCCGATTGTCTCGCAGGAACGGAGGATACCTACACGATCACGCTTCCGAATACCGATGCATCGACGTTCGTCTTCCGTGGATATGTAAAATCGTACAAGATCGACCCGAGAATCAATGACACGATCGGCCTTGATCTGGTCTTCAAGACCACCGGCTCGACAGCATACCCGGGACCAGTATTCACGGTGTGATCCTGAATGGTTGCGTATCCTGTCCCGATCCAGATTGACAAACTCCGGCACCTCCGTTTTTCCGCTAACGATCTTGCGGATATCGAAGAGGTCATGGGGGGGGAGACAATCGGGGAACTGCTCAACCGTAACCGTGGGATTCGTCTCGCCCGGGCTATGCTCTGGGCGGGATTACGGCATGAAGATCCTGCGCTGGTCCCATCAAGAATCGGGATCCCGGCAGCCGGCAACCTGATCGAGATCTGGTTCAAGAATGGCGGGACCATTGCCGGCCTGTTCGAGAAGATCGACGAGGCCATGACGACCGCAAGCGACTGGATGGGGACGAAAAAAGAGGGCGCGGGACCGTCACCGAAACAGGAAGATGATGGAAAAAACTTGCCCGCCGCTGGATAGATGCGGTGCATAAAACCGCATACGGCCTGTGCGGGATGACACCGGCCGAGCTCTGGGACAGCAACCCGGCAGAACTGAACGATCGAATCGCGGGGAAAATGGAGATGCTTGAAGCGGATCGGACCTTCCAGAACGTGCAGACGGCGCAGGTCTGTGCCGCTCTCGGGAACTACTGCGGGGGTGGGAAGAAGGGCGGCGGATCGTTCACCGTCAGCGATTTCATGCCCATAAAAGAGGATGTCAGGAAAAATGCAGTTCCCCAAACCCCGGAGCAGCAGGCATTCTTGCTGAAACTGTATGCGGCAATCCAGGAGCGAGAATCACGGAGGAGATAAGGTATGGTATTTGAAGCAGGATCGGTAATCGTAAGGCTCATCGCGGATACCACCGGGTTCAGCAAGGGAACCTCGAGGGCGATCGCTGATATCGGTGTCATGGTTACGGCGATGGGGGCGGCCACCTACGCCACGCAGCAACTCATCGACAAGTACGGCAGCATGTCGCAGGAGCTCGGGGATCTGTCGCTTACGACAGGCATGAGCACGCAGGCACTCCAGCGCCTCCAGTATGCGGCAGCCCTTTCCGGTGATTCCTTCGATACCGTGGCGTTCGGCATCCAGAATCTCTCTCTCCGGATGGCAGAGGCCCGCGACCCCTCCAGCGAGGCGTACAAGGCGTTCATGGGCCTCGGTGTCGATCCGTCCGGGCGCACTCCGGAAGAGGTCTTCGATGCAACGGCAGCGGCCCTAACAGGTATGACTGACACCGCCGCACGGAACCAGGCCGCGCAGCAACTCTACGGAAGAAGCTGGAAAGAGATGCTTCCCTACATGGAGGACTACATCAAGAACAAAGAGAAGATCCAGAAGTCCCCCACGTTCTCCGATGACGATCTCGCCCGCATGGATGAGATGAAGGTGAAATGGACTGAGTACGGGAAGGCGCAGGAGTTCGGGACCGGGAAGGGGTTGCTCTACCTCGACGCGATTCAGACAAAGCTTCAGAATATCAACCCGCTTCTTTCAACGGCGAAAGGATTACTGGCCGGTGGTTCCGGGGTACTGGATAATCTTCTGCTTGAGAAGACACACAAGGGGGTTTCCGGAGGGGTCGATATCGGGAGTCCGCTGGCTATACTCCCAAATGCAGAAGAAACTACTGACCAATCCTCAGATATGGTGTCGGCAATTGATACTATTTCATCTGCATACGAAAAACTCCAATCGGCAATTCATGACGTATCGGAAGAACAAAACGACCTTTTCGAGATCAATAAGAACTTTTTTCGAAATGTCAGCACAACCAGTTATCGTGACGTCGGGAAAATTTCAAGTCTGATCCAACAGCATCAATGGGACATCGAGGATCAGCAGATTAAAATCGGAACTGCGAAACAATCGGTTGCAGAGGCTGGAGGGGGTCTTGCATCTGCAATGTCTGGAGCGATGGGTGGACCCGGAGGAATCACCATCACCGGACCGATCTATCTTAATGGCGACAAATCATTCGAGCAAAAAATGGCGGATATTAATCGCGCCAATGGGGTAAGTCGGGTATGACAACCTGCACCTTTGACGGAACAACCGTACAATCGCAACAGATCACCCACATTGACAGCCGGGGATCGTATCATTTTGAGTGTACGGTTGTCTGCCGGACCGCAACCTACTCAAATTATACCGCACTTTCCGCGAAGGCCGGCCAAACAATAAACACCGGTGCCTGTGCGAATGCAACGAAGACCTTCGAGGGATACACCTCGGTGCAGTCCAAGGGGGGAACCTGCGGCACCCTTGTCCTGAACGGTGTCACGTACACAAACTGCTATATCCAGAGTCTGAGCGCGGCCGAAGTCTCACAGTCGAACCTGGGCGTCTGGGAGTTCACGATCTCATTCGTGAAGGATACCACGTTATGACGCCCGATGTTGTCATAAAATCGGTCGAGTACGAAATGGTGATCCGGGATCACCCTCCGTACTCCTGCGCCTGCCGATGCCCGGCATATAACCACGATCCCTGCGCGGCCTGCATGATGCGGGAAGTACTGGCGATCGAGATATCGAGGACTGATATCAATGAGTGAAAACGGGACCATCTTTAACACGGGCCTCGTGGGGATCCCCACACGGCTGGCAGCGCTCGCGTGGTATCTGGCGCTTGCTACGGGCACAACGGCTCTTGCGGCAACGGATACCACTGCGGAAGGGGAAATCACGACCGGGGGCCTCGCGCGGGCCGCTGCAACGGCATCGTATGAGGCATCGTACAAACTGCTGCTGACAAAATCATGGATCGCCACGGCAGACCAGACGGCGATTAATAAGATCTACGTCTTTGAGTCAGCAGGGGGCACCGCCCCGGACTTCGGGAACAAGTATGCCGCAGCCCACACGGTCCTGAACGGTAACTCGATCGTCGGGACAATCAGGATCACATTTGGAGGATAACCATGTCAAACACGTATTATCCCGGGATGGTCAACAGTCCGGCAACGACGATTACCGGGGATATTGCAATCGGAGTAACTACGATCCCGGTCGCGGAACTGTCGTACTTTCCGGCCGCCCCCAATATCGCCGTGGTCGGAAGCGGAACGACGGCAAACACGTTCCTTTATACCGGGAAAAGTGCATCCAGCGGGGCCGGCAATCTGACAGGAATTACGCTCCTGGAGGGGACGGCAGCAGCGTTCAGTAGCGGAGAGACCATCGCCCGGAACTTCTGCAAGCACGACCAGGATAGCCTCGCGCCCATCCAGCAGTACGCCCAGATCACGCTTATGCCCGGGGGGTCGATGGTCCCGACAACGAACCCCGCAACGCTCGATCAGGCTGAAACATCGACGAACAAGAACAACTACATCTACGGGAAGTTCACGCTGGCCGGGGAAGCGTCGGAAAACCTCCAGTGGCTTGTCGATTTCCCGGCCGACTGGGATCCGACCAGCGCAACCCTCGGGGTAATATCCGTTCAGTTCATCTGGCTCCCGCTGGCAGGCGCGAATGACGTAAAATGGCAGATCTCCGGGAAACTCCTGCCGAATGGAGATCCTATCGATGTTGCGCTTGCCACCATTGGCAGTGTTGAAGATACGGTCCTGTCAGTCGGGCAGATCCACGTCACTGCGGCAACCACTCCGGCGCTTGTCACTAGCGCGGGCGGCGGGGGCAATACTGCCCTGTTCAAGGTCACGCGGATCGCGCCTGCAGGGACTGATGATACTTCTGATATCTACCTCCTTGGCGTGCGGATCAAGTTCATCCGGACGGTGGTGATGGCATCATGAAGGCATATCTTTTCGTGATCATTGCCCTGCTCCTAATGGCGGGACCTGTGCAGGCAATCACATGGACAGATGCAAATGGCTGCTGGACGGCAACTAACGGCCAATATATCGTCGTGAAATGGAATGCGACAGGGAACAGCTCGTTTACTATCCCAACCGGTGTGAATAATATCTGGTACACCGTTGTTGGAGGCGGTGCAAGTGGCGGGCATATCGTAGGGGGCGGGGGCGGCGGGGGCGGTGTACTCAATGGAACATTGACAGTCACTCCCTCGTCAGTGGTACCGGTATCTGTTGGAGAGGGGGGTCCGCCTGTTGGAATAGAAGGGATAGGTCTTCACGGAATAAATGGTACCGAATCAGTATTTTCAACAATCGAGGCAAAAGCAGGCGGTTTTGGTGGGGCATGGAATAATGTTTCGGGATCAGGTGCAAACGGAGGCGGCGGTTCGTGCTCTCCAACAGGACAAACGCCGGTAGGTCTTGGTATTCTCGGGATGGGATTCGATGGAGGGTATGGGTGGTGTTCCGATCACTACAATGCCGGGGGGGCTGCTGGTGCCGGATCGTCTGGTGAAAATGCGACTTCTGCTAAAGGAGGGAATGGGGGCAACGGGAACGTATCAAACATCACTGGCACACCTATATCTTACGGGTCGGGAGGTGGAGGCAGTTCTTGGTGGTTTGAGGAAACACCTCCAGATGTAGGTATTGGTGGAGATAGTTGCGGGGGTAACGGATCTTATGAGGGCAATGCAACCGGTGGTACTGATGAACGCGGATGCGGAGGCGGTGGCAGTAACAGTGGCGACAATAGCGATTATTCAGGCAAAGGTGGCAGTGGTGTCGTAATTATTGCGTATATCGTTTCAAATTCACTTTCTGCCAGTTTCACCCAGTCCGCGAACCCATCACTTGTTGATCAGAATGTGACCTTCACCGATACGAGCACCGGCAACCCAACGACATGGAACTGGTCCTTCGATGATGGGAATACCTCAACTCTTCAGAACGCGATCCATGCATTCCCATCCGTAGGAAATTACACCGTGTATCTCAACGTGACCAATTCGACGAGCTGGAGCAATAATTCTGCCCTCCACACCGTGACAACCAATGCCAGCGCACTGGCAATGTTCACGCAGAACCTGAACGCTGTCCGGATTCCAAATCGCATCACCTTCACGGACGCCTCGACCGGGGCGACGAGCTGGGATTGGTCTTTCGGAGACGGCACGGCCAATGTCACCACGCAGAGCCCGGTCCACCAGTACGTCAAACGGGGGGTATTCCGGACAACCCTGATCGTCGACAATGGCGCGAGCTTCAACACCTCATCTGTGAGGGCGATCGGCTGGGATTTCACCTTATAGGAGGGCTCGATGAGATACAACCGCCAGGCACAATACAACAACCGGCCGTACAATGCGACAACGCAGGTTACCAGCCTGCCAACGGTCGGAATCACGATCGTTGCAACGGCTTCAGCAACAGCCGATGTTTACGTCCCGTCGACACTGAAAACCGGGGCATCGGTCGTCCGCGATATCTCGCAGAAGATTACGACGGCAAAGGTCCGGTATAATAAAGCCCTGAATGGCGGGATCTACTCAGGGGAATTTTTCAAAAGTATCGTGATCTCGATGCTCGATCATCTCAACGTCTCGCACACCATCTTCGTGGGTGAGTTCCACGGGGATAACGCCACGCTCCAACCCGGGGGAAACACAGAAGAGTTTACGGCCGAAGATAACAGCTCATATCTTGCAAATAATCCGCTCGATGACGATCAGTTATCGTTCCTGAAACCGTCCGCGCAGGACACATCAGTTTACCAGCGGCTCGATTACGATTATACCGTCAATAATTTTACGGTCGGGAAACTCATTCAGGGCGCTACTTCCGGGGCTCTGGCAAAAGTGATCGCAACGCAGGGCACATGGCTCTATAGCTCGACCACGCCCCCGGAACAGTACCTAGTGCCGATGTCCGCGATCGTGATCGGAAACATCGTTGGAACCTTCCTCGACAATGAAACAATCAATGAGATCGGGGGGCCGGGTGAAGCACTGGTCAATGGAACGGCAACCATCCCGCTTGATTTCGGACCCGGCACAATCTACCCGGAAACGTGGGTCTACGCCCTTCTCGGAGGTGCGAACTGGCAGAAGGTCACCGGGATCTACCCGAAGCGGATCAACCCGACGCACCCCTCGGTTGTGACATGGGATCAGGCACCCTGGGATAACTGGACGTTTCAGAGTGGAGAGACAAAGCAGCAGGCGCTTGATGCCGTCAACGAGTACCACAACTTTGTTTTCGTCGTGAAATATGAATCCGTTGCCGGGTACGCGCAGCCGATCCCGTGCGCGTACTGGGTACATCAGGACGATATCGACAACCCTGAAGATTACGCCCTGACCGAGCACCGGGGTCTCAATCTTCCGGCAGCCGTCACGATCACGACCGGGAAGGCGTCCGGACTGATCCCTCCGGTCGCGCTCGATATCCAGGGCACATCGCGGAGAAATAAAATCCGT